TTACCCCTCCTTGGCGTGATCAATCCACCACTGAACCTCTTCAACCTCCGCAGCCTGACGCTGGCGGCGCAACTCGTATAGACGCTCCCGCATCCGGGCCTTGACCCGAGGCGGATGACCGCTCTCCTCGATCACCTTCAGTGCGGCGTCCTCCGCGATCTCAAGCGGGTTCGGCGGAGGCTTGACGGTGAGATCGGCTTCACGGTAGTACCCGACCCTCGTGAGCAGGCCCATCGGATCACGTCCGGTGGTCCGTGCGACGAGGCGCACGTACTCCTCAGAGACGGCCACCTCCTCACTCAGCCAACGCTGGAGCGTCTTCGAGTTGATACCGAGCAGCCGGGCCAGCGGCTCTTTTTTGCCACCGGTCTCCGTCTCCAGCACCTCTCGGACCACCGCAGCCCACTCGGCCCGATCGATCCGGTGCTCACTGTCCATCGGGACATGGTAGGCGACATGCGTGTCTGAGGACGCGGGCAGGCGCGGCAATGGTGGCAGTAGTGGCGGCGGGCGCATGGGCCGGTTGGTCATCGCCGACCTCCGCGCCCTGCGTAGCACTCGCTGAGACATGCAAGTAACGGTACCCAGACACGCATGTCCGGGTCTAGTCATACGTCCGGGTGAACTTAGACATGCGTGACCTACAGCGCTTGCTAGCCCATGCATGTCCGAGTAATCTCCGACACGTGAACACGGACACGCAAGTCAGGACACGGCCAGACGTTGACGGGGTGAAGCGCCCCCACGTCCGGCTACGTCTCGACCGATTCGACCTCTACACGCGCATTGTCGGAGCCACATCCGACCAAGCGCGCGCACGACTACTCGGCATCGCATCACGCACCATCACCCGACTCCGTCGCGACCAGCACGCCGGAGAGGCCGTAATCGCGGCGACCCTCGCGGCACTCCAGCACCACAGCGAGGCGCTTGGCCAACTCGGGCTATCAGTCAGCTTCGAAGACCTCTTCGAGGTAGCCGAGTGATGGACACCTACCTGACCGTCAAGGAAGCCGCCGCAGTCATGCGAACCCACAAGCAGACGGTCTACCGGCTCGTGTGGGCCGGCCTACTCCCCCGCATCGACATCGGTCAGGGCAAGTCCCGACCCCGGTTTCGCGTCCGCCGGTCTGCGGTTGACGCACTGATGCAGCAGCGGGAGAAGGGCAGGATCGCATGACACACCCTCCCGCCGGGCCGAGCAATCCGACTCCGCCTGCCGGCCCCGGCCGCATTTACGCGATTAGCCCACTTCGGATCCGCGCCTTCATCGCTCAGGTAGACACCTCCAACGGCCCCGACGCCTGCTGGATGTGGCGTGGCCACGCCAACTCCGACGGCTACGGGATCTTCGGCAAGGGCAGCGAGGGTGCCCACAGGGTCGCCTACGAACTGATGGTCCGCCCCGTCCCAGACGGCCTGAACGTCGACCACCAGTGCCACAACACAGACATCACCTGTCCAGGCGGGACCGGATGCTGGCACCGACGGTGCGTGAATCCGACCCATTTGGAGGCGGTAACGCAGCGGCAGAACCTGCTCCGCTCCCGCCACACCATGCCCCATTACAACGCGGCGAAGACCCACTGCCGGCAGGGCCACGAGTACACGCCACAGAACACCTACTCGCGGCGCACTCCGAAGGGCTACGCCCGGCGCGAGTGCAAGACGTGCCGCCGTGAGCGGCTGAGCAGCAAGGCCGCCGAATGACCCTCATCGACGCGAAGCGGTCGATGAAGTGAGCCCCCCGCCGATGACGCGGCGAAGGGCTCGACACCCGGACAACCCGATTCACGAAGGAGTCCAGATGCACACCGATCGTACCGACACCACCGAGCGGCAGATGTGCGCCGCTGCCGCGGCTGGCGTCTACTGCTCGCCGCGCTGCTACAGCAGCCGCGGCTGGGACTGTGAGCACCCGCTGCCCACGCCGGCAGCAGAGCCGCAGACCACCCCGAGGTCGGACTACTGGCTGTCCCTCGCCGCTGACCTACGTGCGGTGGCTGACCGGATCGGCTCTCTCGCCGGCACGCCGGCCCCCGACGTGAGCGCGAGCCTTGCACTGTTTGTCGGGCCCTTCCTGGAAGGGGATCACGACCGGCGGCTACCGGTGGTGGAGGCGATCGCTGCCGCACTCGGTGCGCCGGCCGCTGATGTGAAGTTGGGGTCTTTCTGGGAGCGCCAGGCGGAGGCCAAGGTCGGCGGCCTGCGCGTCACCGCCTCGACCCGGATTCCGGCACCGGAGGACGCGGAGACGGCGGCACTGCGCGCCGAGGTGAAAGCGCTGCGCGCCCAGCTCACCGAGGGCCCCCGATGAGCGCCCTCGACCCGACCGACCCGGTCGACGCGGTGGTGCTGCGGCACGCCGAGTGGGATGCCGGCCAGTCGGCCAAGACCGCGTGGCCACTCATGGCCGCCGCCGCCCCGATCACCGTCCCGGACCTTGGTTGCGGGCACCTGCCCGGGGAGGTCTGCGACCAGGCGTGCACCTACTGGCGCGGGGTCGCGGCCGGCGAGTACCCGCCGCCGCGGGAGTTCGAGCCGGTGATGCTGCCGCCGCACTGCCCCGGCCTGACACCGCTGCCGGACCCGGCGCTGCGGGAGGTGGCCTGATGGCCTTGCTGCCCGTAGCTCTCACGGCCGCCCTGCTCGCCGTGACTCTCACCGCCGTGATCCTCGCCCTGGTCTGCCGCACCATGGACCGGGAGTTGATGGCGCGGCAACGCCGTATCCGACACCAGGCGGAGCGGATTCGCGACTACCGCGCCGAGCTAGCCGACCAGGAGGCCGAGCTACTCCTGCTGCGCGAGACGTCCGCACGGTTTCGCGCCGCCGCCGCACTGACCCCGGATAGCCTGCCGGACCCGATGCTGCCCGGGTGGGCGCGGCGGACCGCGCTCGAGATCGCCCGCTCCGAGGCGACGGACTTTGAGGAGCCCCGGTGAGCGCCCACTCGGGTCCCGGGGTGTGCCCCGGCTGCCTAACCGTCCCCGGCCGTGACCACGGCGTGGCCTGCCCGGCGGTGGAGGGCCCCCGCCACGCTGCCGCGCCGCACGCGGACACCGTCCGCATCGTGACTGCCCTACTGGTCGGCGTGCCGATCGGTGCCGCTATCTATCTCCTGGCCGCCCTGCTGATCTGGAGTCTCACATGACTGACGACATGGTGCGGGAGTTGGCCCGCCTGCAGGACGCGCTGGACACCACTACGGCCGCCTACCAGCGGCGTACCCGGCAGCTCGGCCAGTGGCGGGACCTGGCCCGCGGGCTGTCCGACGACCTGCGGCAGGCCCACACCGACCGGGACCAGGCGATCAGCACCTCCCAGCAGCTACGGGTGGGCCTGGTGGCCGCGCGGGAACGGCTCGGCGTCGGCCGTGAGGAGGCGGGCCGGTGAACGACCTGCGCCACGAAATCGTGGACATCCTCGGCCAGCCCGAAATTGATACGGCGGCTCGCGCCGACCTCATCCTGTCCGCGATGGCGGACTGGCTGGGCAGCCCTGTCGGGTACGGGCTGCGACTCAGCCTCGCCCTGGACGCCGCCGCCCCCGGGGTGTTTGGCCACGGCGTCTGGGCGGACGCCGGACTCACGGACGCCGCGCTCGCGGTCGCCCGTGAGCTGGCCGCAGCGATCCGGCCGCCGGCCCCTCGGGGCCAGCGGCCGTTGGCCGACCGGTACGCCGAGCTCCCGTCCGAGGGCCCGTCGTGACCCGCAGATGGGCGGACATCGCCGCCGCCACCCAGGCCGCGATTACTGGCGGTGCGCCGTGTGCTGGCGGGTGCCGGTGGCCGGTGCATCCCGCCGCCACCGTCGGCGCCGGCGGCCAGCCCGGCGTCTACGACCGGCATCCCGGGTGTGAGCCCGGCGATCGCCGACTGCGACTGATCAAGGGAGCGAGTAAGTGAAGATTCAGCGGGTCAACCGCGGACGGCACCACTGGTATGTGGACACCGACACCGACACCAAGGTCCCCGGCGTCACCACCATCAACGGAAACGGGCTACCCAAGCCCGCGCTGCTCAACTGGGCCGGCGACGCCACCGCCGAGTACGCCGTCGACCACTGGGACGACCTGGCGAAGCTGCCCACGTCCGAGCGCCTAAAGAAGATCAAGGGCGGCCGGTACGAAAAGCGCGACGCCGCCGCCAACAAGGGGTCCGAGATCCACCAGTTGGCCGAACGGCTCTCCACCGGCGAGCGGGTCACCGTCCCCGACGCGCTTACCGGGTACGTCCAGTCTTGTGTGCAGTTCCTCGATGACTTCGACCTACGTCCCCTGCACATCGAGGCGGTCGTCTACTCCGAGAGCCGCCGCCACGTCGGCACCCTTGACCTGATCGGAGACGTGCTGCTGCCCGAGGGGCCGCAGTACGACCACATTCCGCGGCGCGACGACGGCTACTCCCGGGGCCTGTTCGATTGGAAGACGGGCCGATCCGGAATCTTCGGCGACGTAGCCCTCCAGTTGTCGCCGTATCGGTTCTCCGAGTTGCTGATCCTGCCCGACGGTGAGGTCATCGACATGCCGGAGGTCGATTTCTGTGCCGGTATTCATCTGCGTGCCGACGGCTACAGCTTCGTGCCGCTGGAGTGCGGCTCGGAGCAGTACCGGGACTTCCTCTATGTCAAGGAGGTAGCTCGGATCGTCGGCGGGCTGCGGGACCTGGTGGGGGAGCCGATCGTCGCGCCGACCGCTTCGGCGTACGTGCTCGCCAAAACCAGCGAGGACGACTCCGAGGAGGTGCCGTTCTGATGACCGGCATCATCTCGGCGCTGGCCGAGTTCCAGGCCAAGCCGCCGACACTGACCAAGAACAAGGCTGGCCACCAGTCCAAGTACGCCGACCTCGCACAGGTCAACGAGCAGGTGCTAGCCCGCCTCAACGAGTTGGGGATCGTCTACACCTGCGCGCCGACTCTGGCCGACGAGAACAAGTTCGTCCTCGCCTACGAGCTGGTGCACGTCACGTCCGGCGAGAAGCTGGCCGGCAGGTACCCGCTGAAACTGTCGGAGAACCCGCAGCAGATGGGTTCGGCGATCACCTACGCCCGCCGGTACGTGCTGCTGTCACTGACCGGCGTTGCCGCCGAGGATGAGGACGACGACGGGCAGGCCGCGAGCGGTCGCCGTACCGCGCAGCGTGCCATGCCATCGCGTCAGTCCGCCGCCCCGGCGCGAGAGCGACCCACCGCACAGCGGGCCCAGCGGCCCGCGCCGCCGCCGTTGCCTGACGGCGATGCCGGCGGCATCACGCCGAAGCAGCAGAACCTGCTGCATCTGCTGCTGGGCAAGGTCGGCAAGGCCAACCGCGAAGCCGGGCTCGGCCACATCAGCGACGTCTTGGAACGCGAAATCACCAGCACCAAGGAACTCAGCAGGGACGACGCCCGCCGGGTAATCGATCACCTCCAAGCCGTCGCCGACCAGCAGGGGCGGCAGTGAACGACCGCGACGCCGCCTGCGGCGGACTGGTGCGGGAGCCGGGCTGGTGCGTGTGCGGGCACCTGGAGCCGCTGCACACACTGCGGGCGGACCGCCGCCGGGGTGGCTGTTCCACCTCGACGTGCGGATGCGGCGGCTACGAGCCCGGGGCCGGTGTCACGCCGGCCCCGGGCCCCCGGCCGACACCCGCCGACCTGTACGCCATGACCAGCCGGTACATCGCGTACGCCGACGCCCGCGACAGCGGCCGGCAGCCAGACGTCGCACTGCTCGCTGCCGCCGTTGCCGACGACGTACCTGGGTGGGTCGCCGAGGTGCACCGCCTGGAGGCACTACGGCGGGAGCTGGCTGCCGAGCTGGACCGGCTCCAGTGCGGCGCGTGATGGACAGCAGCACCTACGTAGACCAGCTCGCCGCCGTCGCCGCCGAACTGGTCGTGCGGGTCCGCGACGACGACCCGCAGGCCAACGCGCGGTGGCTCGCCGCGACGCTGCCCAACCCGGGCGACCGGGAACGGCTGCTGTACGTCCTCGCCGCTGCCGTCCCGGACGACCGGCCGTGGCTGCACCTGACCGCTTGGACAGTCACACCACGGCCGGCCCGCGGTCCACAGCCGTGTGGGACGCCGGCCGCCGCGAAGCGGCACCGAGAACGCGACGAAAAGCCGTGCGAACCGTGCGAGACCGCCGAGCGGGAGGACTGGAGGCTCCGCAAACGCGACCAGCGCGCCCGCCACAAGACCACCCCCTGACCGGTTGGGCCGGCCCCGGAAGGGGCGGGGCCGGCCCAACTACCCCCGCACAGACCAGCACCACCCGTAAAGGAAGGCACGACGTGGCCCGGATCCGCTCCATCAAGCCCGAGTTCTTTACGTCGCTGACCGTGGCGAGCCTGCTCGTCGAGACACGGCTGACGTTCATTGGCTTGTGGACCCACGTGGACGACGAGGGCCGCTGTGTCGACGACGCCCGGCTCATCAAAGCCGCCGTCTGGCCACTGGACGACCGGCTCTCCACCGACGTCGAACTCGACCTAAAACGACTCAGTGAGTCCTCACTGATCCTTCGTTACAAGGTGGGCGAGCGCTCATACCTTGCCGTCCGAGGATGGGGTGAGCACCAACGGATCAACCGTCCGACAAAGAGCAAGATCCCCCCACCACCGGAAGCCCCCGAACCCCCACCGACCAGTGAAACGACACCCCTTCCACCTGTGGAAATCCCTGGTCGGAGCACTCCCGAACCGTCACACAGTGAGCCCTCACCGCAACCTCACACACAACTCACTGAGGACTCACTGGCGGAAAGGAACAGGGAACAGGGAACAGGGAACAGGGAAGTTCCGCCTTCGGCGGAGCGCTCAACCGCGCTCGCGATCGTCCCAGCCGAACCCGACACCGCACAGGCCCTCATCGGCGAATGGATCGACCACTGCCGTCGACGCCCACCCGGACAGGTCATCGGCCAAATCGGCAAACAGCTCAAGCAAATGCTCGCCGAAAACATCGCCCCCGCCGACATCCGCCGCGGCCTCGCCGCCTGGCACTCCAAGGGACTGCATCCCTCGGCGCTACCCAGCGTCGTCAACGAACTGATGAACGCCGCCCCGGCACAGGCCCGACCATCCACTACCGACCAGCGGGTCAACGCCGCCCTCGAACTCGCCGCCCGCTACGCCGCCGAGGAGGCGTCATGACCAAAACCGAAACGGCGCTCATCCTCGCCGCCGCCGCAGCCCGCGACCTACGCACCGTCGGAGACGCCGACGTCCTCGCCTGGCACGAAGACCTTCACGACATCACCTACCCGGAAGCCTGCGAAGCACTCCGACGCCACTACCGCGACAGCACCGACCGGATCATGCCGGCGCACATCCGCCACCACACCCGCACCATCCGCGACGAATGGCGCCGCCAGGTCACCCACCAGGTCCGCGCCCTGCCATCGCGATACGAAGACGACGCCACCCGCGACGCACGCACCGCCCGCGGCGCCGAACTGTGCCGACAAGCCATCGCCGCCGCCCTCGGTGAGACGGCCGACGAAGAGCGGCCCCCACCGCTGACGCCATCCGACGAAATCCGCCAACGGGCACTCGACCGGGCACGCGCCGAACGGAAAACCGCCCGGGTGCCGGGGATGTCGTCCGTCGGCGACGTCCTGAACCAAATCGTCCGTCGCAAGTCCGCCTGAGGAAGCCCGCCGCCATGCCTGAGATCCGCACCATCCGCACCGCCCGCACCGCCCACGACTGCCAGGCAGAGCCCTGCGCGAACACCATCCGCCCCGGCGAGCAATACCTCGCCGCCGCACTGCCCCCCGGTGACGAGCATGTCGGCAACGAGCACTGGGGACGGCTGCGCATCTGCGAGCCCTGCGCCACCCGCTGGGGTCAAACCCTCGACGAGCAGGTCACCCCACGCCGACCGCGCCGCCCCACGCCCAGCACACCTGAGGAGACGCCATGACCCAGCACGCCCGCCGCCTGCCAGTCCACGGCGACCACAACGTCGCCACCATCACCGCCGAGCGCGACGACGCCCTCACGCAGCTCACCGACGTATGGGCCGCACTCAACCGCGCCCGCATCACCGGCCCCACCGGAGCCGCCGAACTGATCAACCAACTCGCCGCGCAGCGCGACCATGCCCGCTCCGTCCTCGGCGAAGCCCAAGAGCTGATCGACCAGCTCGCCGCGCAGCGGCACCGCGCACGCGCCACCCTCGACGACGTGGTCGAACAGCTCGACGAGGTACAGGCGCGATACGCCACCCGCCCCGGTTCCCCGGCCCGCGGCACGCAGGACGCCGCCAAGCCCGCTGAGAGCCACGCACAGGCCCGTATAGGCCCCGAGCGGGACCGCGGCACCACATACCCCCCAGCCGAGATGCAGGCGTTCCTCGACTACTCCACAGCGGAGTGGCGGGCCGCGCGCACCGCCGACGAACGCTGGGCAGCCATCCGTGACCTCCTGGAGGGCTGGTACGACCGCTGGGACGCCCACTACCCCGGGGCTGTCGTTGACGAGCACGACGGCCTCGCCCGCCACCTCGTCGCCCTCATCGCCGCCGCTGAATCCCGCGCGGCCGACAGGGAGGGCTGACCCGTGTCCTGCGACGACTGCCGCCTACACGACCTCAACCAGGGCCGAGATGACCCGATTTGGTCCGTGTGCGACTGCGAGCTAAACGAGGACCGCGGCTGGGGTGACCTCGACTGGGTCACCGACCCGGCCGAGCGCGAACCAGACGACGACTGGACCAGCCGATGACTGCCCACGCCTCGGAGGGCCACCCGTGACACCGCACCACCTGCACGCCACCGCCGCCGCATGGTCCCTGAAGACAGCGCTCGAGCACCTCGCCCAACTCGCCGACGACGAGGCCGCTCACATCGCCGCCGAAGCACTGGAGGCCCCCGCCCTGCTGCACTCCCCGGCCTGGGGCCGCCGCCACACCCTCGGCGGTCACGGCGATCCCACTCCCGGCCTGGCCGCCGTCACCACCGCACCTCGGGCACCCCGCCGGAACCGGTGGGCGGACATGCACACCCGCAGCCTGCGCAAACTCGACTGGCTCGCCTTGCAACTCCCCACCGCACCCGCCGGCCCGAACCCGTGGTGGCGGATCTACGACACGATCCCCCGCGTGACCAACGCCGCCACCGCCGCCGCCATCACCCGGCACCTGGCCGACGAAGACACGTGTGTCCGCGCTGCCGTTGGCTGCGGACCGCAGCGGGAACTGCTCGACGACATCGCCTGCCCCAACCCCCGGTGCGCCCAACGGCGCATCCACATCCAAACCGCAGGACCACCCGAGGTCTGGACCGTCATATGCGCCGCCGGCTGCCGCTGCGTCGGGCAGGGCTGCGGCTGCGGCATGCCTGGCGCAGTGAAAGGCGTCGCTCATATCTGGCCGCGCGCTGCCGTGCTGCATGCCGCATGACCCGTTGCCCCCGCTGCGCACTGACCTGCACCGCCGCCGGCTGCCCTGCCACCGCTCCGCTGTCCTGGTACGCCGGCCGGGAGTGGGGCACCGCCCAGCAGCTTGTGCACCGTCTCGGCGACGACGTCACCGTCGCGATGGTCCGCCGCTGGCGTGACCGCGACGGACTCACCACCCACGCCGGCTACAGCCCACTGGACGAGGCCGCGCGCATCGAGGCCGCCAAGCGCCTCTCACCACGCGGACGACCACGCCCGACTTGACCTTGCCGGACGCGCTACGGCATGATTTGTTCACCAACTCCGCTAGGCGGAGTGTGCCCAAAGCCCCGATACCATGCACTTGTGTGGAACTTTCGTCGGCCGCCGACCGGTTTGAGTAGACGTGCTCGCTCGTTCGTCGGCGTTCACGGAGTGTGGCTCGATGCGCCGCCGGTAAGCCAGTTTCGAGGCGCATGGCAGAAGGCGCAGGTTCCTGACGAGGTCATCGACCGCGCCGAGGCGTATCGAGCCCGGTGGGGTGGTCTTGTCCTGCCGTCCGCGCCGGGCATCCCCGAAGATGCGGCGGGCCCACGGATGCTCAGCGTGGACACGCCGGAGTGGGAAGACACCTTTGCTCCCAAGGGGTGGTTTTTCGAGGCCGGTCCACAACGCACCGCTGTGCCGTATTCATTCCTGATCGGACCGGACGGCACGTTCGGAATCGCCGGTGGCGGCGATGGGCAGTGGATCCCGTTGTATTACAGCATCGACGGGTGGGTTGAGGCCCTGGCTCTGGCATGGGCGGCCATGGACATCGCGGACACGGTCACCAGGCTGACCGGTTCGGCCGCCGACCAGCTCGACCTGAACACCATGCAACCGGTCGCAGAGGTTGGTGGCATCACCAACGGCTGGTGGTATCGGCCGGGTCTACTCGCTGCCGTGTACTCGGGCGAGTCAGCGCTGTTCGCGAGGCCGGACTACCGCACCGCCTACCTGTACGCCGGCAACATCGACGAGCAGTGGTTGTAACGCCGCTACGACATCGGCACGTGGGTGCGGGCAGGTCGCAGGCTGGGACGGCCTGCCCGCACACCACACACCAGCACAGGGGGCGGTCGTGACGTATCCGGCTAGTCTCAGCACCCGCACCATCACCGGTGTCATCCTCACCGCCGACGGCAACCCGGCCGCCGGCACCATCCGGCTAACCCGGGCCATCCCCCTACAAGGCCCCGCCGACGACATCACCCTCCAGCCTGGCGCGCACACGGCCACACTCGACAACGCCGGCGCATACAGCCTGACCGTGCCCGTCTCGGACGACGTCGACTGGTCGCCGTCCGGGTGGGCGTACACGCTCGATGTGGACACGACCGCGTGGCGGTATCGGGCGGACATCGCTATCCCCGGCGGGCCGCCCGCGAGCCTTGCCGACCTGGTGCCGGTGACCGCCACGGCGCCGGACCCGGCGAGTACCTACGTCACCAGAGCGTCGGTCGGCACCGCCTCCGGCCCGGCGGGGCCCCTCGACGGCAGTGCGCTGCTGCCCGCCGGGCAGGTGCCTGATCTGTCCGGCACCTACACGCCGCGGTCCTACGTGGGCCCATCCACCGCGCTGACGGCCCCGTTGCTGTCGGTGCGTTTCAGCGACGTTCCGGCCGGCGTCAATCTCGCCGAGGCGCACATCACCATCGGCGGGCAGCTCAGACTTGCCGCGTGGCTCAATGAGGCCCTGCGTTACCGGGCCGAGCAGCAGCCGGGCGGGTTCGGCTACGACCACCTCATCACCCTCATCGCGAGCCACGCGACGGCCACCGGGGTCCTGATTCGGTTCGAGCGCCGCGACGGGACCAACCAGCGTGTCACCACCGGCGGTATCGACCAGGACGGCCGGCTTCAAACCAGCCTGTACGCCTGGCAGGCCATCATCGCCGTCGACCCCGACGCGACCGGCCGGTACAGCGAGGACACCAGCACCGGCGTCGCGCCCCTGGCCGTGCGCCAGGAAAGCGACGACCGGACCTGGCTGCGGGGCAGGATCGCTGTCGCCTCCAGTGGCACCAGCTCGGGGCATGTGGTGGTCACCCTGCCCGCCGGCCACGCACCCACCTACAGCCAGTTGCTGTCGGTGCCCACCACCGGTGGTATCGCCGCCCCCTGCGAGATCATGACTACCGGTGACATCGTGGTACGCCGCACCCAGGCCGGTGCGTACAGCCTCAGCTTTGACGGCCTCAGCTTCCTGCGATGAGCCGGCACAGCGAGGACAGCTACGCCTACCGCAAGGCGAGGCGGGCGTTCCTCGCCGAGCACCCGGTGTGTTGGATCTGCGGGCACGGTGGCGCCAACCAGATCGATCATCGGATTCCCCGATCCCGCAGACCCGTCGGCCGTCTGGAGATGTGGAATTGGGAGCCGTCGCACGGGCCGCGTCCTGATGGATCACCGGGGTGTGCGGTCTGCGCGACGAACTGCAACCAGAAACGCGGCACCGGTGGAGCGCCGGCACCTGCTTTGTGGGTGACGTCGCCGCACTGGTGACCTGTGTTCGCGCAGGTCAGGGCTGTTGTTTTTTAATTTTGGGTGGGTCGACAACCCGCCGCCAAGTTGATTTTTTTCTCTCTCCCGGGACTGGGGGGACATCTGGTGGTTCAGGAAGAGCCCTCGGTGAGTGAGCCGATCAGTGCGGTGGTCACCGCTGAGATCGGTGTGGCGCGGCGGGTTCGAGGCGCTACCCGAGATGAGGTGGCTGTCGCGGCGCGGGCCGCTGGTGCGCCGGCCTCGTTTACCGCGGCGGCGTTGCGGAACCTGGAGACGGGTAAGCGGGCGCCGAGTGTGGATGAGCTGGTGTGGCTGGCTGCGGCGCTTGAGCTGCCCGTGCCGCAGCTACTCGGCGCGCACCGTGTCCTGTTCGGTGCCGATGCGGCGCCGTCGGGGTGCGGGGCGGTTGAGTCGGCGACCCGCGAGTCGATGCGTGAGTTGGGTGACCTGGAGGGGCGGGAGCATCCGTTGGCGCAGGCGGCGTACGCGTTGGCGCGCAAGTTGGACACCGACGCCGGTATGGCCACGGCTGCGGTATCGAAAGAGTTGCGGGCGGCGCTGGCGGACATCTGGGAGGGCCGGGGTGCCGAGGACGAAGACGAAGACGATCTCGGGCCGTCCTGACCGGTACACGCCGTATGAGGTGCGGTTGCGGCCGGGGATGTCGAAGGATGAGATCTGGTCGGCGTATGGGCTGACGTGCCCACCGCGGGTGGGTACCGTCCGTGACCCGTCTCGTCGAACGTACGGCGCGGCGGTGGCGCGGATCTCGGCCCAGCTTGGTATGCCGATGATGCCGTGGCAGCGGTACTGCGTGGATGTCGCGTTGGAGGTCGACCCGGACACGCAGGAGCTTGTGTATCGGGATGTGACCCTGTTGGTGCCGCGGCAGAGCGGTAAAACGTCGATCGTGCTCGGGGTGAAGACGCATCGAGCGCTGGCGTTCCCACGGGCTGCTCGGCGGCACGCGCCGCAGCAGGTTGGCCGGCAGCGCATCCTGTATGCGGCGCAGAAACGGCAGGACGCGCGGGACAAACTGATAGATGATCATCTGCCGGTGTTGTTGGCGTCGCCGCTGGCGAACCGGTTCCGGCCCCGCCTGCGGGGTGGGTCTGAGGCGCTGATCTGGGATACCGGCGCGATCGACGGGATCACCGCGAACACCGAAGACGCGGGGCACGGCAAAACCCTCGATTTGGGGGTGGAGGACGAGTTCTTCCACGCCGAGGATGCCCGCCTGGAGCAGGCGTTCTCACCGGCGATGCTGACGCGGTGGTCACCGCAGCATTGGCGGGTGTCCACCGAGGGCACCGAGCGGTCGGCGTATCTGGCGGCGAAGGTGGAGCTGGGTCGTACGGTCGCCGCCGCCGGTGAGCGGTCCCCGATCTGTTACCTGGAGTGGTCGGAGCTGACCGGCTCGTATGACGACCCGGGTACGTGGCTGCGGTGTATGCCGGCGCTGTGCCCGCGTCAGAGCGGCCCGTGCGTGTGCGGGGTGGATGAGCAGGGCCGCCAGTGGTGGCGGCACACGGTGCGGTTGGACACGATCCGCGCCGAGATGGCCAAGTCCACCACCGTGGCCGACTTCGAGCGGGCGTATCTGAACCGGCGTCGTGGCGCGACGCCGCCTGCGGACCCGAACGTGCCGCCGGTGGCCCGCTGGAACGAACTGATCGACGTGCGGCAGACGCCGGGGGATGTGGTGGCGTTCGGGGTGGCGTGTGACTGGCAGGGCACCCAGGCCGCGATCGTCGCGGCGTGGCCGGGCGTGGGCGGGGTGAAGCATCACCTGCGGGTGATCGAGTACAAGCCGGGAATTGACTGGCTACCAGGCCGGGCGCAGGCCCTCCGCCAGCGGTGGGCGCCGGTCGCGTGGGGTGTGGACCTCGCCGGAGGACCGACCAAGCAGTTGAAGCAGCCGCTGGCCGACGAGGACATTCGGTTGCCGAGCGGTGTGCAGCCGCGGCGGGGGGATGTCGCGTCGCCGTTGGTCAGCGACACCGCCGCGTACACGGGGACGCTGCTGGCTGAGGTCCGTGACGCGACGCTGCGGCATGAGGGTCAGGCGGCGTTGACCGACGCGTACACGGTGGCCCGCACGAAACCCTCCGGTGATGTGTGGCTGCTCGACCGTAAAGCCAGCGGGAACGTGGTGTGCCTACAGGCGGCGATCACCGCCCTGTTCGCGCTGGAGATCCGTAAGCACCTGGCCGACGACGACTACGACGTTTCCGAATCGTTCGGATAGGGAAGGTGTGCCGTGCTGCGTGATGGGGTGACGCTCGGCCTGGACGTGCTCGGCCTGCTGCTGGTCGCCGCTGGTGTCGGTGTCGCCGTCGCGGCGCTGGCCGGCACCGGCGCGGGCATGATTGTTGCTGGTGTGGTGGTGCTGGCCGGACGGTGGTGGGCCGACCGCCGCAACCCGAGGGTTGAGCCGTGAGTTTGTTCGGCCGCCACCAGCGGGCGGCGACCATCACCACCCCCGAAGAGTTGTTGGGTGAGCGCACCAGCCGGCGCAGCAGCGGCCCGCTGGTCACGAACGCGACCGCGTTGCGGCACTCGGCGGTGTGGGCGTGCCTGACGCTACGGGCCGACCTCATCTCCACGATGCCGGTGGACGTGTTCCGCCGCGTCGGCGGGGTGCAGGTGCAGGTGCCGACGCCGCCGGTGCTGATGCTCCCCGGTGGTGATCGGGTCGACATTCAGGAGTGGCTGTGGTCATCCCAGTTCGACCTGGACCGGGCCGGCAACGTGTTCGGCGTCATCACCCGCAGGTCCGCGCTGGGGTTGCCGGCGCGCATTGAGCTGGTGGCCCTGTCGGATGTGTCGGTGCGGGCGTCCGGCGCCCAGATCACCGAGATACGCATCGGCGGTGAGCAGTTTACCGGCGCGCGGTTGGCCGATGTGTGGCATGAGCGGCAGTACGTGGTGGCGGGTTTGCCGCTGGGATTGTCCCCGGTCGCCTACGCCGCCTGGTCGCTGGAGGAGTCGCTGTCGGCGCAGCGGTTCGCCCTGGACTGGTTCGGCGGATCCGCCATCCCGATGGCCGAGCTCACCAACACCGCCAAGAAGATCAACAAGGATGAGGCGCGGGTCGCCAAAGACGCCTACCGGGCCGCGGTGGACAACGGTGACCTGTTCGTGCACGGCAACGACTGGGAGTACAAGCCCATCCAAACCGTCGCGGCATCCTCGGAGTTCCTACGGACCCGCGAGTTCGGGCTGACCGACATCGCCCGGTTCTTCGGTGCCCCGGCCGACCTGATCGACGCCGCGGTGTCCACCGGGTCGATCACCTACGCCAGCATCACGCAACGCAACCTCCAATTTCTGATCATGAAGTTGGGTCCGGCTGTCACCCGGCGGGAAACCGCACTGTCCCGGCTGACCGCGCGTCCCCGGTTCGTCAAACTCAACCGGTCCGCGCTGCTGGCCATGGACCCAGCAGCCCGGGCCGCCACGATCAAGACGAGGCTGGACGCGCGGACGCTGACCCCGAGCGAAGCACGGCAGTTGGATGACCTGCCGCCCCTGACTGACGCCGATCTGGCCGAGTTCGACCGGGTGTACGGCGCCCCCCGCACACAGCCGACGGAGACTAAGACATGACCATCCCCGACACCGCCGCGGCTGCCGCAGCGCGGGCGCAGCACGTGCGGCAACGCGCCGACCGGCCCGCCCAGCGCCGCTGCGCGCCGCAGGCCGGATCCCGGCCAGTCGCACGCGCGCGACTGGCCGACATGCACCTCCGCGACGCCGACGGCGCCGCGCAGGTGGAGTTCGTCGGTCACGCCTCAGTCACCGAGCGGGCCTACGAGATGTGGGACTCCTACGGCCCGTACACCGAGGTCATCGCTGCTACCGCGTTCGATGCCACTCTCACCCGCCCGGACCTGGACGTGCCGCTGGTGCTCGGCCACGACCAGTTGCGCCGTATCGCCCGCACCACCACCGGCACGCTCGACCTGTCGATCGACGACGGTGGGCTGCTGGTGACCGCCCGCCTGGACCCCGCCGACGCCGACGTGGCCTACATCGCCCCGAAGCTACGCGCCCGCCTCGTCGACGAGATGTCGTTCGCGTTCCGCATCGAGTCGGGCACCTGGTCGCCGGACTGGACCCAGTACCGCATCGACCAGGTCGACATCCACCGCGGGGACGTGGCGATCGTCGGCTACGGGGCGAATCCCGCCACCGACGCCGCCCTGCGCCAGCGCGACGGCCGGGCGCGGGCGCTGCTGGAACTGGCCATCGCCGGCGGCTAACCAGCCCTGACCACCCAGACCACCTGTCGCCCGCGCGGGCGTCGGGTTACCTCGCCCTGCTCTGCCTCGCACGAGCCCACCCGGCGCTACCGCCTCGGGTGGCCGTCTGACCTGGACCGGGCGCCACCGATCACTCACCACCACGAGGGAGTCGAGCATGACGCTCACCGAGATGATCGCCCGGGCGCGGGACACGCTGCGCACGGCGATCACCACCCGCCAGGCAGCCCAGGACCAGCTGATGGCGCTGCGGCAGGACCCGAACCTGACCGAAGACGCTGTCACCGCCCGCCGGCAGACCCGAGACGACGCCGACGCCGCAGTCACCCGCGCCGAGGCAGACCTCGCCGAGCTGCTCGCCGAGCAGCGCCGCGAAGACGAAATCGCCGAACTCGCCGCCCGCACCGAGACCACCGGCGCCCGGCCCCCGGCCTACGACCAGGTGGCCCGCGTCGGCGCCGAGGAGCGCACCTACCGGCGAGACCACGACCCGCGCGGCGCCGCGTTCGAGCGTGACGTGTCCGCGATGTTCGTGGGTGACTTCGCCGCCCGGGACCGCCTGTCCCGGCACATGGCCGAAGAGCAGGTCGAGCGCGGCCAGCACATCCGCGCCATCGGCACCGGAGCGTTCGCCGGCCTGACCGTGCCGCAGTACCTGACCGACATGTACGCCCCGGCCGCCGCCGCCGGCCGCCCGTTCGCCGACGCGATCCGCCGCCACGACCTACCGGCGCAGGGCATGACGGTGAACATCTCCCGGATCACCACCTCCACCGACACCGACCCGCAGCCGTCCGAGAACGCCGCGGTGACCGAGCAGGATGCCGACGACACCCTGCTGACGATCACCGTGCAGACCAACGCCGGGCAGCAGACCATGTCGCGCCAGTCGATCGAACGCGGCGCGGGTACCGAACCGGTCATCCTCGACGACCTGTTCCGCCGCTACGCCACCCGGCTGGACTCCGCCCTGCTCAACCAGGCCGCCACCGGCCTGTCAGCCACCGCCACCGCCGTCACCTACACCTCCGGCGCCCCGGCCACCGCCGAGCTCTACCCGCGGGTGATCGAGGCCCTGTCCGGGGTAGAGGCCGCGCTGCTCGACCAGGCATCCGGCGAGAACATCGCGGTGATGCACTCCCGCCGCTGGTACTGGATGCAAAACGCCATGGGCACCTCGTACCCGCTGATCACCCAGCCCGGCGTCGTCGCGCAGACCCTCGGCGCGAACTACGCCACCGCCTACGGGCGCGGCGTCCGCGGCATCCTGCCCAACGGCACCCCGGTGATCGTCGACAACAACATCGCCACGAACCTCGGCACTGGCACCGATGAGGACGAGATCTACCTTCTCGACCGCAACGAGTGCCACCTGTGGGAAGACCCGAACGCGCCGATGTACATCCGCGCCGAGCAGGCCAAAGCCGCATCCCTGGGTGTCCTTCTCGTCGTGTACGGCTACTTCGCCTACACCCACGCCCGCTACACCCACGCCCACAAGGTCGCCGGCACCGGCCTGGTCACCCCAACCTTCACCGGCGCCTAGCCCCGCGCTCGGCTGGGCGCACCAGCGGTATGCCCAGCCGAGCGCCACACACCAACCGACGGGAGCAGCGATGAGCGACAAGACCACGAAGCCGTACGGCAACGACCCGAACCCAACCAGCACCATCGCCGGCCTAGCCGCCGAACGCGCCGCACTGACCCGCGCAGCCGCTGCGGCCGCCGAGCCGAGCAAACGGCGCTACACCGACCGGATCGCCCTGATCGACGAGCAACTGAACCTTCGCGGCCATGGGTCCAAGACCCCGCCGGCTGGCCGGCAGAGCCCACCGCGGCAGAAGACCTGAGGCGACCCATGAACTACGTGGATCTCGCCATGCTGAAGACCTACCTCGGCGTCACCACCACCTCCGCCGACGATCTACTCAACCAGGCAATCCACACCGCGTCCCGATGGATCGACCGGCACTGCGGCCGACGCTTCCACACCGACGCCGGCACCACCGCAACCCGCGTCGTGCCCCTACAACACCGCATCATCGGCGACCCCCACCCCGGGCAGTCACAACTGCTCGTTGACGACATCGCCACCACCACCGGGCTGACCGTCGAACTCGGTAGAGCCCCGTCCACCTGGTCCAGCTACACCAGCTGGTACGCCGACGAACCCAAACCGGGCTGGCCCGTGACCGTCCTGCGGGGCACCTGGTCAGGCACCCACACCCGGATCACCGCCGTGTGGGGATGGCCTGCAGTCCCCGACGAGGTCACCCAAGCCGCGCTCCTGCAGGCGGCGCGGCTGCACCAGCGCAGATCCAGCCCTGAAGGCATCGCCGGATCCGCCGACTGGGGCGCGCTGCGGGTGACCCGCATCGACCCTGATGTTCACGCCCTGCTCTCCCCGTTCGTCCTTCCCGCATTCGCATAGGAGCAGCCGTGAACCTCACGTCCGTGATGCAGGAAATCGCGGCCAGACTCGCCACCATCGACGACTCATGGTCGGTCTACCCGTACCCGCCGGGCACCGTATCGGCGCCGGCCGCGGTGGTCTCCTACCCCGACACCTACACCTACGACGCCACCTACGGCCGCGGCAGCGACGAATTGACCCTCACCGTCGCCCTGGTCGCCGGCCGCGTCCACGACGAATCCACCCGCGACCAGCTATCCACCTGGCTCGCCGGCACCGGCGACACCTCAGTCAAGGCCGGCCTCGAAGCAGACGAGGGCAGCTACACCGCGTTCGACTCCATCCACGTCACAGCCGTGGAGTTCGACACCACCACCATCGGCAGTAACACACACATGGTCGCGCTGGTCGAAGTTCGAATCGCAGGCCAAGGCGGACAGTGAAAGGAACGGGATATGGCCCGCGTACACAGCAAACACACATACGTGTCACTCGGCGGCAGCGACCTGTCGCAGTACCTGAATGATTCGGACTGGACAAGATCCACCGACATTCGGAAGCTCACCACCTACGGCAACGACAACGAGGTGTATGCCGGCGGATTGGGCGACGGGTCAACCGACCTGTCGGGCATCTACGACAACACTGCCGTCACTGGCCCCCGGGCGGTGATCGAGCCACTGATCGGCACTAATGCCGTTTTCGTGTATCGCCCCGAGGGGACTGGCGCCGGCCTACCGGAGCGCAGCGTGGAAGTCGTTGTCGGCGAGTACGCGGAAACGCATCCGGTCGCCGACAACGTGATGTGGACCTGCAAGCTGCAGCATTCCGGCGACGTCACGTATTCGACCCAGGCGTAAGGAGGCATCAATGGGCGCTGAACAGATGGTAGATAAAGAGGTCCTACTGACGCCGCGTTTGAACGAGGTGGCGGACGTGCCGATTCCCGGCGTGGGGACTGTGCGGGTGCGGACGTTGAGCCGCGCGGAGATTTACCTGGTGCGCAAGGCCACCGACACCGAACAGCTGGATGGTCCCCGCGTGCTGACCCTGGAACGAAAGATGCTGGCAGCCGCGATGGTGGACCCGCCGTTGACCGAGGCTGAGGTAGGCCGCTGGCAGAAGGGAGCTCCGGCTGGAGAGATGGACCCGATCGTCCATAAAGTGCAGGAGCTATCCGGGATGCTCGACACATCGCAAAAAGAGGCGATGTCCAACTTTCGAGGCGAGTCCGGAGACTGAGTTTGAGTTCTTTCTCGCGCAGAAGTTGGGCCGCACGGTCGCCGAGCTGCGCGCGGGGATGAGCAACTACGAGTTTATGCAGTGGGGCGTTTACTACGCGCGGAAAGCGCAGCGGGAAGAGCTGGAACGGCTGAAAGCGGAAGGGAGCAGGTAATGATTGACCCGATCAAGATCGACGGCTTGGCCTCGTTTACCCGCAGCCTTCGCCGCCTGGACGCCGACCTGCCGAAGACGCTGCGGGTGGGCCTGAACGACGCCGCCGCCGTGGTCGTGGACTGGGCGCGTCCACGCGTGCCGCGCCGGTCCGGACGGGCAGCTCGGTCGCTGCGGGTTGCCTCAACCGGCCGGGCGGTACGGGTGCGTGCCGGAGGCGCGAGGGTGCCCTACTACCCGTGGCTGGATTTCGGCGGGCGGGTCGGGCGTGGCCGAACTGTGCGCCGCCCATTTCGGCGGGAAGGCCGCTACCTGTGGGCCGGATACGCCGCGAAAAGTGACGAGGTTCGCCGGGTGACCGAACGGGCGCTGCTGGACGCCGCGAAATCGGCTGGAGTGGAGGTCGACTAATGGCCGGCAACACAGTGACCATGACCTTCGCGGGCGACTCGTCGCAGCTCGAATCCGCTTTCGATCGCGTCGGGTCCGCCGCCCGGTCAATGGACCGTGATGTCCGCGCATCGGCTGACGGTTTCGACCGTGTCGGCCAGGCCGCCGATGACGTAGACACCCGTGCAATGGGTTTCCGCGACACTCTGACCGGCGTGCAGGACGGCATGGAGGGCGTGAAAGTCGCCCAGGACGGAATCGGGTTCGAGGCGCTGCTTTTGATGGGTTTCGCCATCGGCGACTTGGCGTCTGGTCTATACAATTTCTTGCTGCCTTCATTAAAGGCGGGCGTGCGCTGGCTACGGGCAACGCGGGTCGGAACCCTCGCCGCAGCAGCAGCACAAAAGGTCGCCGCAGTCGGCTCGAAAATTTGGGCCGGCGCACAGTGGCTACTCAACGCCGCTTTGACCGCTAACCCGATTGGATTAGTGGTTGTCGCTATCGGCGCGCTGGTCGCTGCCGTGGTGTTGATCGCCAGCAAAACGACATGGTTCCAGGATCTTTGGCGGGCGGTGTGGGGCCGGATTGGTGATCCGGTTAAGGCCGGGTGGGCGGCCGTAAAACGGTTCTCCAGCAGCGCAGTCGGCTGGATTACCGGCCTTCCCAGGAAGATCGGCAATGCGTTTTCACGCGTCGGCGGCCTGATTTCTGCCCCGTTCCGTGCCGGGTTCAACGCCGTTTCGCGGGCCTGGAATAACACGGTTGGTCGGCTGTCATGGTCGGTGCCCGGGTGGGTGCCGGGTATCGGCGGCCGGGGTGTTTCGGCGCCGCGGCTGCCGACGTTCCACACCGGCGGCACTGTGCCGGGTAGTCCCGGACAACAGGTGCCGATCATGGCCCTTGCTGGTGAGCGGGTACTGCCGCCGGGCCGGTCCGGCGGGGGCGGGGTCACCCTCACGATCAACTCCGGGGGGTCACGGCTGGATGACCTGCTGGTGGAGGTGCTGCGTGGCGCAATCCGCAAGCGCGGCGGCAACGTCCAAACGGTGCTGGGCCGGGGGTGAGCCATGGGCCTGCTACCGCTGACCGTCGCCCTCTACCTGGGCGATGATCACGGCTGGGTGGATGTGACGGATGATGTGCGGGTTGCTGCCGCCGATTCCGGCGGTGGGGTGACCATTGTCCGCGGCCGCGCGGCTGAGGCCACCGATGCGGATCCCACAATCTGCACCGTAACGTTGAAGAACGTCGATGGTAGTTACAGTCCCCGCAACCCGACCGGCAAGTATTACGGCCTCATCGGACGTAACACACCGATGCGGGTAAGCATGGGTCCATCCACGCGGGCGGTCGTTGAGGTCTCGAGTTGGCCACCTCGCTGGGATCGCTCCGGCGCCGATGTGTGGGTGCCGGTGCAGGGAGCCGGGGTACTGCGCCGCCTGTCGCAGGGCGCGGCCTCGCTGCGGTCGCCTCTGCGCCGCACGTTCATCAGCTACAACCCGGCGGCGTACCTGCCGCTGGAGGATGGCGTTGCCGCCGCGCGGCCCGCCAGCGCGGCCGATGGCATCGCCCACGGCACCAGCCGGGACGTGGAGTTCGGCGTTGACGTGGGCGCTGCGTTCGGTGGTACCGCCGCCGCCGCGCGGATGACCACCACCAAGGCGATGATCGCAACGCCTGTACGTGCCGGGACCGACGCCAATGGGCACTGGTCTGTCGGGTTCTACATGCGCCTAGCGACACAACCTCATTCCCCCTCCGGTCAATTGGTGATGCGGGTCCGCGTGACCGGCGGCTCGGTTGCCCGATACGAGCTGTCGGTCACTGACGGCTCGTACTGGTGGCGGGCCTACGATGCAGACGACAATGTGGTAGCCAACCGCAACGTGTTGTATGGCGCCGGTGCCGATCCCACCGGATGGGTGGCGCTGGCGCTGCAGGTCCAGACCGACCCAGTCGGAACCCGCTGGGCGGGGGTGTGGCATGGCGTCGGCGATAGCAATTTCTGGGCGACGGTGGCCGGCGGCGAAACCTTGGCCGGTCCTATCGGCCGCGTGACCTCAGTGGAGTTACACGGCTCGGAATACGCCCTCGATGCGCTGTTCGCCCACCTAATTGTCACCCCAACAGAGTTGCCGTTCGTGCGTAACGCTTTCCGGATCGTGTCGACCGGATTCGCGTCCGAGCGTGCTGGGGACCGGATTCTCCGCTTGACCGCCGAGGCGGGCGTAGCGGTCGAGATGGTTGGGGACCCCAGTCTCACCGAGTTGTGCGGGCCGCAGCGGGCGGCGCCGCTGGTCGAGCTGCTACAAAGCACAGCCCGCGTCGACGGCGGGATCCTGCAGGAGTCCCGGTCCGTGCTCGGCCTGGTATACCGAACCCGTCACAGCCTCTACAACCAAACACCCCTACCGATCAGCTACGCCGGACACATCAGTGAGCCGTTCGAGCCCGTCGACGATGACGACGCGGTCGTGAACGACGTGACGGTGTCTCGGGTCGGCGGTAGCTCGGCACGAGCAACCGCCACCAGCGGCCCCCTGTCCACCGCGGCACCGCCCCGTGGGGTCGGCATCTACGACACGTCGGTCCAGCTCGACGTCCACGACGACGGGCAGCTTCCCGACCAGGCTGGTTGGCGGCTGCATCTGGGCACCGTCGATGAGGCCCGATACCCCCAAATGCGGCTGGATCTGACCGCGCCCGGCTACGACGGCGACCTCGCTGCGGCGGTAGCCGCCGTGGATGCCGGCGATGTCCTGGCGCTCACTGACCTGCCGCCGTGGCTGCCGCCCGGCCCCACGGCCGCGATGGTGCAGGGATACACCGAGGTGCTTGACGCCGACCAGTGGGCAATCACCGTCAACGCCACCCCCGCCGCGCCGTGGGACGTGGCGGTCGCTGACGGCCCGCAGCGGGTCGGCGCGGACGGCTCCGCCATCGTGGCCGTGTCCGATTCCGCGCTGACCATGACGATGACCTCTACCGCCGTGAACGGCGCCTGGACCGTCGACCCGGCGGATTTCCCGATGGATCTCCGGGTCGGCGGGGAGCGTGTGACCGCCACCGGGATCACCGGCACCGGACTCACACAGACCGTGACCCTGTCCGCCCGCGCCGTTAACGGGGTCAGCCGCTCTTGGCCGGACGGCACGGAGGTGCAGGTGTGGGCACCGGCCGTTACACCGCTCTGATAGGAGGGAAGAAATGCCTGAGCTCATTACGTCCGGTCAACGGCTGACGCCGGCCCGTTTAAACGGGCGGCATTATGAAGAGACAACAACTGGATTTACAGTCGGCAGCGGTTTAACCCTACTGAATTTTCAGCTCCGCCGCACGGCCGGAGTCTGTGTACTCATCCTGCATTTAGCATTCGATACCGCGAGCAATCTAAGCTCGAATGGGAATTTGCCGGACCGCGCGTTGGGAACCCTGCCGCCCGGGTGGGGGCCGACCGGCCAGTCGGTTATGTGGTCCGGCGATACCGGCTACTACACCGTCACGGGCATCATTCACGCGTCCAACGGGGTCGTGGAAGCACGCGCCGCCGTCGGCGATATCGCGGCGGACACAAATCTGCGTCTGACCGCAACCTACATTAACTAGGAGGAATAGATGGCCGTGACCATTCCGCACCCAATCCCGGATGAGAATCCGGAGCAGCACATCGGGGTCCAGCTCCCGGATCCCTGGTCCGACCCCGAGCAAACCGACTGGCCAGTTGTGGAGGTGAACACCGATGGCATGGACCGTGGTGCCTAACCTGGATGAAGCCCGTGATCAGCTCAACCGGCGGTTCCCCGATCGGGACACCCGGTCGGACGGTTCGATCGGCGACACCTCACACCAGCGCTACCCGTCGAGCCACAACCCGGACCGCACCGGCCGTCCGGAGTATCGCGACGGCGACCAGCTCGACGAGGTACGGGCCCGAGACTTCGACGCCGACCTGCACGACCCGGGCGGGGTCACGATGGAGCAGGTCGTGCAGCTGTGGGTGACACTCGCCCGCTCCGGCGCCCTGTGGTGGGTGCGGTACATCATCTACCAGGGCCGGATCTGGCACCGCCGCCACAACTTCGCCACCCGCGCCTACACCGGCTCTAACCGGCACACGACCCACTGCCACGTGAACTCTGACTTCACCCAGGCCGCCGACACGGTGCGGCGTACGGACTGGCAGCTGGACCAGCTCGCCGGGACGGCACCGGTGCGGCCGGCGCCCGGGCCACCGGTGGCGTTCCCCCTGCCAAGCGGCTACTACTTCGGCCCGCGCTCAGGCGGTGACAGGTCGGTGTCGGGCTACTACCGCCGGAAGTTTGGCGACCGTACCGACCGTCACTGGCTAGGGGTGTGGACCACGCAGCTGGTCCGCCGCGGCTGGCCCGCCGGCAAGGGCAAGCGCTACCTGCGCACGGCCGGCGCCGATGGCCTGTATGGGCCGGAGTACCGGGAGCTGATCAAAGCATTCCAGGCCGATCAGGGCCTCACCCGCGATGGGCTACTGGGCCGCAAAACCTGGGACGCCGCCTACCGCAACCCGGTGACGTGAGCAATCAAATCTGGCCGCTGCTCGTCGCTCTGGCGAGCGCCGGCACTGTCGTTCACGTACTCGACCGGTGGCGCTACCGGCACCGGCCGGCGCTTGACGTCGCGCAGCTCGCGCAGCAGGTCAGCGCGGAGGCCGTTGCGCAGTCCCGCGCCGAGCTGGGTGAGGCGTACGCAGACGCAGCCGCAGCCAGGAAAGAGGCTCGCTCCGCCTGGGCGGAAGCCACTAGTCTTCGGCTCGAACTGGCCGAGGCCCGAGAAGAGCTCGGCGCCGCACGTGTCGAGATTGCACGGCTAACTGCCGCCCTGTCTACGGTTCGCTCTAGCTCGGCGGGATGAGCAACTCCCGACATGATGATCGCCGACGTCCTCCCGGCGGTCTGACCCGAAAAGCAACGGGCCGGGGTCTTGTTGACCAACCGGCACCGGCTCAACCGCGGCGGTAACCGAGACGCCAACCGCGCCCTTTACATCCTGGCGGGCCTCTCGGCCAGTGATGGTCTTATCGAACGGGCTCGCGGACACCGCGACCGCAGTCAGGGCACTCCCGGCCTGAAAGCCCCATCATCACCTCGCGATATCCGCCACGCGAACTGCCCGCCTACGGCGCCAGAGCATGACGTCAGCGACCACAACCGGGACCATGGCCGCACCTCCCACCAGAACCTTGACGCCGGTGGGGGCGTCCCAAACAAGCCCGACGACCACGAGAGTCAGAAGACTCAACAGGTAAACGATGTTCCAAGGGCGCGCCATGTCGCCCAACGTAGCAACTGGAAGCATCGACGAACGCCCGGATTGCCACTGCCCTCGGCCGAACTCCTGCACTGAGCACTTGACCCATAGGAGCATCGCCGAGCCGGGCCGAGACCGGCGTGCCAAGCCGGACAGCTCGGCCAGGATCAGCCGCTGTCGCTGCGGCAGTGACGGCACGTTCACCATCCCCGACCCCACCCAGGAGGAACCCCGATGACCCACGACTACCTGATCAGCGTGATTCGTACCGCTGTCCCTGCCGCCGTCGGCGCCGCCCTCGCGTGGCTCGCTGCGGAGGCGGGGATCGTGCTCGACGCCGACTCGTCCACCGCCCTCACAGCCGGTGTGGTCGCGTTGACGATGGGCGCCTACTACGCCGCCGTCAGGGCCGCAGAGGCGCGCTGGCCGCGGCTGGGTGTCCTGCTGGGCACGCCGGCAGCGCCGAAGTACGAGGCGCCGGTGCGGTAGGGTCGTCTATGCGGTGCCGCCGGCGCCGACCAAGCCGCGCGACCCCGTCTGACGAAAGAGCCCCCGGGCTCTGGCCATGCATGGCCTAGTTGGGCGGGGGTTCGTGCTGTAGACAACGCCCCGCCTGACCGTAAGGCCAAGCGGGGGCGTCTCGTCGTGTCCTATGCCGAGCAAATGAGCGTTCCGCCTGCTGCCAGGGTGGCCAAGGCTGTTACGGATTACCATTCCAAGTAAGTTACCATTCCAAGTAAGTTACCTGGATGACTACACGCTTTTGACAGGCAACCCCTACTTTGCTAATTTGAAGTAATGACAGACTCTCTTTCGGATTTACCAATTGAATATCTAGAAATCAAATCTGAACCAACCATCGGGGGCTACCCCGCCTCGAAGTGGGATGCACTATTCCTCGAAATTGGCCAAAGAAGCAAGGAACAGATGGACCGAGCAGGATTAGCGGCCGCTAAGCCGGTCATGGTAAACCTCGGAAACGAACGCGTAGACTACATGAGGCGAGCCGTTCGCCGCGCAAGCTCCCACCTTAAAATGCGCAGCCGAGGGTGGCGCGTCGGTACAGTAGTCAAGGAAGGCAATCTGTACATTTATGTGCGCCCACGTTAAACCTCACCCTTAGTAACACCTTAGAAACGCTCGACTATCAAGCACAACTCATGGTTGCACGTGTCGACTGGCGACACAAACGCCCCGCCTGGCCTCACGGCCGGGCGGGGCGTTTGTTGCGTCCAGGTGCGCACGGTCATTGCCACCCGCTATCCGATACGACGACGGTGCGGGACACCAGCCGCCCCTGGATGCCCCGCCCCGACAGCAACTCCTCGAGGTAACGCTCGGCGCGCTCGCGGTCCGGGGGCGGGCGCCAAGTAGGGGCCGTAGATCCCCTCGAATTCGATACCCCAGGCCGTGTACGTCCCTGCGGGCAACTGCCGGATCACGGCGAGGATGTCCTGGGAGGTGAGCTGGTAGTCGGACATTGCAGGCTCCTTGTGGTGGGGGTTTGTGGTGGCGGACCCGCGCGTCGGTGGTTCAGGACCAGTCGACGTCCGCGCCGTGCTCGACCGCCCAGGACGCCAGACGGCGAAGGTCGGTGAGCCGCTCGGCCAGGTAGCCGGGCCTACGCCCCTCGCTGGTCCAGCGCCCCTCGGCCACTTCGGGCCGTCCGACGGCATCCGTGGTGGTGCCGATCAGGGCGAGGGCGAGCAGCACGCGGCCGAGGAAGTCCGGGCCGGTGGTGGTCCCCCAGTCGCCGTCGAACGTGAGGCCGAGCAGGTCGAGAACCTGCTTGGCGTTGCCGGTGGCCATGTTGACCTTCGGCGATCCGGTGGCGCTGGCGGTGATGGTGATGGACATGGGGGCCTCCCTGGGTTGGGTTGGGTGTTCGCGCTGCCCTTCGCGCCCGTGGCGCTGGGGTGGCCCCCGATGTCCCGCTCGCGCGGGTCCGCTGTGGAGTTGTGGTGGTACATCCCCTTTTAAGGGGCGACGAGTGGGCCAGATGGGCCTAGTGGCCTGCCCTACCCACAAAGTTAGCGGGTACCCGCTAAACCTGTCAAGCGGATACCCGCTAGAATCTTTGGCATGTCAGACCCGCTCGCCCCACTCGACGAGCTGCGCGCGCAGCTCGCCCAGGCCGATACACCCGCCCGGCGGGCGCAAGTGCTGACTGAGATCCTCGCCGCCTGGCCGGACCTGCACCGTGCCGTGGCGGCGGAACGCCGCCGTCAGATCGGCAAGGCCCGGAGCAAGGGTCTGACATGGAGGGAAATCGGCGACGAGATGGGCATCCATCCGTCCTCGGCATCGAGGGTGTACCACGAGTCCGACCGGCAGGGACGTGACCAGACCTAACGACCTGTATACGACAGCGCCCCGCCTGGCCTCACGGCCGGGCGGGGCGCTTCGTCGCATCCGGGGCTACCCCGTGCGGTCTTCAAGGTCGGCGCACAGCTCGGCGTACGCCTCGGCCAGCGCCGCGTCGACTGTCCCCGGCGCCCACGGCTGGCCGCACCCGAGGTAGGCGCGGGTTTGCGCGTCCTCCCGGGACAGCGTCGGCTCGCCAGACGGGGCCAGGTCTAGGTACACCTCGTACGGGTCGACCGTGTCCGCGGCCGGCTCTGCGGAGGCCGCGGGTGCCTGTGATGGTGACGAGGTCGGCGTGTCCTCGCTGTTGAGGTAGAGGGCCGTGCCGGCGATACCGGCACCCAGTGCAGCTACTGCCACAGCAGTGATCACGATCGGTGTGCGGGTCAC